TGAGGCATTACAGACCGTAACTTAACAAGCATCCGGTCAGTTTCCATAACACCAACAGCAGTCATGTCACCTTCCATAACTGGTTGAGTTGCAGGACGCATGTCTTTTACTTCGTCTAAAACAATCTCGCCAACTCCAGTACCAAAGACAGCGGAGTTAATTAAGCACTCTGCAATAGACTTACGGGCATTTGCAAGAGCCATGTCTTCTGTTAATTGAGTACGTAACACCTGCATATCTTGAGGTTGCTCATCGGCAAAGTCATCTTTAATGTCAAACCATTTGCCTCGACCAAACGTAGCTTCTTCTACTTCTGCCACAGCAGATTCAACAGCTTGTTGCAATGCAGGTGAGATTAACCGTGAGCGTTCGGAAGCTCGCATAGAATCTTCTTCAGCCCAAATACCACGCCATAGTCTATAGTATTCGTCAAACTTTTCTTGGTAGTTAGATTCAAAGTGGTCACGCCACTGATTGCATTTGTGGATTACCCACCCTTCAAGTGAACCGGGGTCATCCATATTGTGATCGTAGTCCATGTTTAATATCCTGCTACGGGGTCTAAAATTTCAAAGTCGTCTTCTTCGTAATCGTAGTAGTACGACACCTTTGCTAGTTGGTCTATGTATGCTAATGCATCAACCAAGTCATCATGCACTAATGCATTTGGAAACTGAAACAACTCGTCAAGAAAGTTAGCATTCCAATCTCCTTTGTTTAAAGTTATTTGGCCGTGTTCAAATCGCCCTTGCAATCCCCATACAACACGATCAGTTTTTTTCTTGTTGCCATGAGTCAATTCCTCCACCCTGAAGAACCGTTGCTTTGACTTCATTAAGTCGGTAAGGTAAGGCAGTACCGCATTCTTTAAGGCTCCTTTTTCTATACCAACTGCTACTGGTTGATACGCATGAACAGCGTCGAATATTTTCTTTGCTGTCTTTTTGATATCCCATCGTCCATGTACAATATCCGCTACCCACCATCCATTCTCGTTGACTTTAACAATTGCAATTGCTGTTTGGTCTAGCTTTCTATTTTTTGATTTGGTTGCTGATTCGACATCCGCAAAACCTGCAAGGTCAACTGCAATATAGTAATCACCAACTTCAGGCTCTTCATCATCAAACTGTACCCAATCCTCTTTAAAAATTTCTGACCCCATTGCTTCAAATGATGCAAGAAACTCTTGTCGGAATGCGTAACTTGACATTGATTTTTTAGCTGTGTCAATCTCTTCTGGATCAAGGAGAGGGTTGTCGTAAGATGTAAAATGCCAAGCCTTATAGCTCTCATCATCTCCCAACGTAGCGTAGTGGTAGAGTTCATAAAAATGATTCCTTCCCATTGGCGTACCAATAAACATGGCTTCGCCTTTTTGGTCAGCAAGTGCAGGACGTAAGATTTGTTCCCACACACTAGGTTTCATATCCGCATACTCATCCATAACTAGGAACTTAAGGGATACGCCTCGCATTGTCTCAGGTCTATCGGCACCCTTCAATGAAATAGTGCAACCGTTAATGAGAGTAATTTGCAAGTTGTTAATGTGCGATGACTTAATAACAGGATGCGCTAGTTCTAGCAACGTAGTCCACATAATGTCACGAGCCTGCCCCTGAGTAGGTGCAACATAAAACACATGACCACGGTTTGTTTGCAACCCATAGATAATCAACTGCCATGCGGCTAGTCTTGACTTACCTGTACGCCGCCCTGCCGCTACAATCTTGAATCTAGTTTTATCTTCAAACACTTCCTGTTGCCAAGGAAGCAGTTCAACATTAAGTTCCATTAACTAATCACATTACTGAAAAAGTTTGAAACCCTATCTACAATTTGTCGTCCTACTTTACCTGCGCGCAACTGAAGCAACGATGGTAAACTTTCAGGGGGAATATCTTCTTTACCTGTTACTCGACGAAAATCAAATTGATTATCATCTAACTTGTAAGAAGAAAGTTCTACTTTATCACCAGTGTTACCACCAATGTAGTATACTTCTCCATCTTCAACTTTAGCAACAATCCCTACGTGAGCAATACCAGTGTTGTATTTTTTACGGGTTTCTTCATCATGGTACTTAACCATTACGTCCCCGGCTTTAACTTCATTTATTGGCACTCCTGTTCCTGCTTTGGCATAAGAAGCCGCACGAACTTGTGCATAAGGATCTGTTCCGCCTAACGCTTTCATAGTATCAATACCAGAGTCACGCAATACTTGTGCTACAAATGCCGCGCACCATGAAGTGTTTTGAGCAAACTGGTCTGGCGTTAAATCTTTTTTATAACCTTCAAGACCAATGTTATCAAAAAAACCACGGACTGCTTCAGCCCCTTCGGATTTGTTTTCATCAATGCCTAGGTATTTAATAGCCATGTCAGCTGGATTCTTTGCCGTTGTAATATCTGCAATTGCTTCTACACTTGGAGGCTCACCTGCTCGCAACTGAACGTCTTCAGGAATTTTATCTGTTGTATCCCCATACGCTTTAGGTATGAACATATTTACTAAGCCTGATCCTATGTCCCCTAACGTACCAAACACACTGTCTGTCATACTAGGTTCTTCTTCCATAGGAGAAACAACATCATCTAAACTACGTGGCTCGGTAGGCGCAGGTTTATCAAACTCAGATTCTAATGAAACAACTTCATCTTGTGGCGTGTCAGGTAATAAAATATTCTGACCTACGCGAATTAAATTTGGATTTGTAATCTCTGGGTTTAGTGCTAAAATTTGATCCAGAGATGCACCAGAAGACTGGGCAATGCGACCAAGGGTATCGCCTGATTGTACTTTATACGCCACGCATTATCTCCACTAACTCTTCGCCACGGCGTTTTACCTGACGATACCATTTACTATCTACCATTTCATCTGCGGCCTTAGAGTAGTTCCCCTCATTGACAGCAGTGATCATATTCTTAAACTTACCTAACCGTGAACGCCCGAGATTAAACGCCATGTTAACCAACACACGTTGTACATCTTCAGGATGTGAGTTAAAGTTTAGAAACAATGCGCTTGCATCTGTACACGCGGCGTTGCAATCGTCATGAAATACTTGGAGGATACGCTCATCGGTTACTGGAGTACCCACAGGCCACGTATATTCCATATCATTTTCAGTAACAAGGTGACCAATACCAAATGTAGGTAGGTTCTCAGAGTCTAAATAGATTTCTGTGACGTACCCTTCGTGACGAACAAGGTCTTCTTTAATTTGTTCAATCAGATTCGGGGGTAACATCAATTATATCCTCGTCATTTGTGATTACTGTTTCACCACCAACACCAGTGATAGTGATTGAGACCGCAGATCGTCCAGTATTGTTCTTATCTTTTTCAAAGTAGCTTACAGGCAACATACGATCCATTAATAACTTCCACGCTGCAGCTTGATTCTTGTGTTCATCGTCCAATGCCGCACTCATAATACTATCGAGTACTTTTTGAGACCGTGGAGAGGACAACAATCGGGCTTTAAACTCATTGATTGCCGCCGCATCGCCGGGAGGTCTTCCTCTAACACCGCGATTGCCCGGCTTTTTGGATTCAACAAGACTCTTCTTGGGTCTTCCACGCTTTTTAGGTTGAGTATTCTCAGTCATTCTGTACTCTATGTAGTTTATCGCAAGAGATAATTACTTTTAAATTATAATTCTTTTGCATATGTCTCTTGCGTATCTCTTTAGTGCTAATATTGTAGCATATTTTTAAGCAAATGTCAAGCTCTTTTTAATGATCAGTGCAGATTCCCTTTACTCAGCGGGTTTCAGTAGGTTATTCTCCGCAGTGCGCGATTGATTTTTACTATTAATAACAATATACTTATAGCTCTTTTGCGCAAATGCGAACCATTCTTATTTAAATCCTATTTTCACCCTTTTTTGTATCTGAGTAGGTACACTATATTCGAGACACTGTTGTGCCCCTCCCCCGCCCCTGCATAGTTGGCACGGTTCTTGCTTCTCAAAGTTGGCATAATTCTTGCTAGTCTGCACAATCATAGCTTCAAACTATGGAAGAGTGAGTATCTATAAAGCACCTATATAATACCCCCATAGTATTAAACTATTACCCCAGCCGTATCGATAGAAATATACAAGGTTAACTCGGTTAACTTTTACTTGCTATCTACCCTGACTCTGGTAATATGTACATATGGTTAATAAAGAGTTAATCATAAATTAAATAGTAAATATATAGACTGGAGGGTCTCATGACTACTAAAAACGAAGCGATTCAATTCGATGGGAAAGGTGCGTCTTACGCGAAGTACTTAAATACTGATGTGGATTTGATTGTCAAGTCTACTGACGGTAAGCAAGTGGCGAACATGGTTGATCTGGTTAACTCGGTTAACCTCGACAAGGATATCATCAAAGGATATTGCGACGAGTTTAACTCCATGTTGCTTGCGGCAGGTATGGACAAGGGCACTATCAAAGCGCTGAAGTCAGCAAGAAAATGCGTCCTAGATTTTGCGCTAGGCATTCGCAAGAAGCAACAGGCCCAACCTGAGCTCTGGAGCAACGGCGAAGGTAAGACCATGGTTGTCCAAGAATTCAAAGGGGCTACCAATATCAACGCTCTCGCGGGACTCTGCCGGGAAGCCGAAGGGGATGAGGAGCCACCCAAGCCTTGGGATCTAGGCGAGAAACTCAACGCGCTGATCGAGAAAGCGTACGAAGAGGGATACAGCCAAGCCGATATCGAGAAGGCTTTCAAGGAACTGACCGCCGAACCAAAAGCGGCATAATCGAGAGAGGGGCGAAAGCCCCTTTTTCTTTGTCTAAAATAAATTTTTTTACGCCGGATTTACTGAGCCTGCTGTGTTATACTGTGTTTACACAGTCGGGCGACAGTGTTCATTCGTGCTGTGAAAGTTAACCAAGTTAACCTGTGGAGGGTTACAAAATGATTACAGTTAAAACACTATTGAGTGCATTCGTCAACGAAGTGACCGAGGATATTTCAAAACCTCAACATGTTGATATGTATGCTGTGGCGTACAACGAGCCGAAGACTTTTGAGCCTCGGGTCAGTTGCAAGATTGGCGGTGCTTACTGGGCGATTCGTCATATTGCGCGTGACTTATCATACGATCAGGCGCATGAGCTTGAGCGAAGGATGCAAGAGTTCTTTCACTCTCATTGCCGTCTGATCATGGACGCGTATGACGGGCTAGACACTCAGGAGTTTCAAGACTAATGGAGTTCTTTGTACTCTGGCTTGGAGTTTTATGTTTTATTGGGGCGGCGCATTTGCTGTCCCAAGTTATTTCTGATTTTATTAGAGGACTAAAGTAATGTTTAAGAATCACAATCCAATTATCAATGCGTACATGCAAGAGAACCATGAGCAAATGAGCATGGGTATTATGTTTGTTGTGTTATCTATCAAGACACCATTCCATACCATGAAGCGACAGATGGACGACTACAAGGTTAACCAAGTTAACTCTAAGTATGTCTGGGGCTTCAAGATTGACACTCACAATTACCTGCAAGATTACGGCAAGGAATTGTATGATGATCTCATGGAGTTGTGGACTACGCCAAAGAAGGAACTAGGTGGTACTGCTGACACCAAGGATTCGGCCATGATGATGCGGCTGATGGATGTTCCCGGTCTTGGTATGGTCAAGGCAGGTTTTGTCATGCAAATGATGTTCGGTCGTGTGGGGTGCATGGATGTACACAATACCCGCAGGTTTTACAAGGTTGATGCAAGGGATGTGTCTATTTCAGCAGGAGTGCGCAAGGATTCAACCAAGTTCAAGAAGGTTGTGGGCTATGTACAGCTGTGCAAAAACAATCGTAGTACAGCTAAACTGTGGGACTCATGGTGTGAGCAATTAGTTTACAAGCCATGTAACCGTGGGCGTTTTGCAGATGGCAATGAAGTATCGCAGATGCATGTTGCCGCGCTAATCGGTTAATCCTCCGGCTCCTGAGCATGAGCATAAACTGCTTATCTTTTTAAAAGTGTATGACATATAGGTACATAACCATGATGATATTCAATTACAGTAGCAAGAAAGAAATGCGTGAGCATATTGGTCAACGTCTTAACTACACTGAGACATCCTACTTTGGGCCTGAGTACAGACCTAACGGTGTGTTGACAGGCTCTAACAGACCACAGCTTACGAATAACAAAGGGCGAGAGTTCTTTGCGCAGGTCACAATGAGTGACGGTTTGATAGCAAAGGTGAAGTAATGAAAGGTGTATTAGTAGATCCATATCTCAAGACAATTGAGAATGTAGAAGTGAATGACTACAAAGATATCAGCAAGCATTTGCAGTGCGATATATTCTGTAGTGGTGGTTATGATGAGGGTGGTGATGCCATCTACGTCAACGATGAGGGATTGTATATTGAGAATATGTTCTGGTATGCTCCAGACGTATACCCTTATCCATATGCGGGACGAGTGTTGTTCCTTGGCTTCAATCGTGCCAATGGTGAGTCACAAGATTCTTGGCTTGACGCAGAAGATGTGCAGGATATTGAACACAAGTTCATGCATCGTGTAGAGGTACAAATGATGAGGATTGAAGAATGATGAAAGATGGTGGTGAGTATTACGGTACTCATTGGTGGTATGACCCAGAGGACAATGAGTTCTGTCTTGATGTCGTGTGGAAGTTTGAGAAGGGTGGAGACATCCCTGACTCATGGCACTTGCAGTCTGTTGAGTTGGAAGACTACAGTGATAGTTTGCCTCAAGGCTTCATCGAGGAAGTCAAGTGGATGTGCGGAACAGACAGAGAAATCTGGCGTTATGTTGTGAATGAAGGGCCGCCATTGAAAATGGAAGAAGTAAGTTACGAATAACACTCGCGGGGTTAACCAAGTTAACCTCGTATTTTTTTGTCTTGAATAAGGAATTAACATGGCTAATTACGATATAGATCGCCCCTATTTACCTCGCGGATCTAAGCATCACAACGCAAAGATTGATGAGGATGATGTTCGATTGATTCTTGAGTTAAACCAAGAGCGCATACGCACCAAAGAAAAACTTGACAGCCTATCTCAGCGGGCTATCGGTGAGAAGTTTGGCATCAGCAAACAACGTGTTTGGGAAATTGTCAATGCTCGTGATGGATGTTGGAGGCACGTTTGAGATTTTTGTGTGGATGTGTTATACTAGTCATCTTACTGTACTTAATAAGGAGTGCGCAGTTGTGAGATGCCTATCGTGTAACGTCGAACTAACGGACTTTGAGTCCACGCGAAAGAGTGCTGAGACCAATGAATTCATAGACTTATGCAATCATTGTTATACTTTTGTTAAGGATGATATAAAGGCTGTGGAGCGCATGGATCTCATGCATGAGGATGATGATGATATTTTTCAAGCAGACTTTCATCCTGATTCGTGATATACTATTACTTTAAAGACATATGCAAGAGATAATTATTATCTTAGTTATCTCTTACATCTACTTAGGAGTGCTGAAGTGTATAAAGATTTAAATATTCCTGTTGAAGACTTTACTCTTGCGATGGAAGAGATGAGTCAACATCAAGTTCTTGTTGATACTTGCAATTTGATTTATCGTTTTGGATTACATCGAGTGCTGACTTCTCTTGCAGATTACTGCGCTGACAACAAGGAGTCATTTGCGTTATCCTTACTGGCAGAGTTTTACAAGGAGAATGAGAGTGCCATTTGTAAAGACGCACCAACCATGCAATGACTGTGGCTCAAGCGATGGTCTGTCATACAACGATGACGGCTCATCCTTTTGCTTTGTCTGTGAGGCATACACAGGCTCACAGAGCGACGATTACACACCAACCCATAGGGAGGTACAGGTGGAAGCTAAACAACTGACTGATACTCAACTGTCTAAGTTCCAAGACTCAGGGTATCGTACAATTATTGACCGTGGTATCAGTAGCGATACCGCCAAAGCATACAAGTGTTCTGTTGCTGACGGCACTACTTTCTTTGGCTACTGTAATGCGAGTGGTCAACTCGTAGCGCAGAAGGAACGTGCAGAGGATAAGGAGTTCTCAATCGCAGGTGACTGGAAGAGTGCTGTGCTGTACGGACAGAACCTATTCAACAAGGGTGGTAAGTACGTCACCATTGTAGAGGGAGAGTTCGATGCGATGGCGGCGTACCAAATGCTTGGGTCTAAGTACCCGGTGGTTTCGGTACGGAACGGTGCGGCCTCTGCCGCTAAAGACATCCGCGCTCAGTATGAGTGGTTAGATTCTTTTGATAACATCGTGATCTGCTTTGACGGTGACGATGCAGGTAAACGTGCGACATCACAGGCGGCAGAGATCTTTGGCAGTAAGGCCAAGGTCTTCATGCACCTCGATGGTATGAAGGATGCGTGTGACTATCTTAAGAACAAGAAGATGAAGGAGTTCACTGATAAGTGGTGGTCTTCTGAACAGCATGTACCTGATGGTATTGTTGCGGGTGGGACTCTGCTTGATGAGGTGATGAAACCTGTTGCCCCATCGGACTGTGATTATCCATTCGCAGGGTTAACCAAGTTAACCTATGGTGTACGCAAGGGTGAGCTAGTCACTATCACTGCAGGATCTGGACTCGGTAAGTCACAGTTTGTGCGGGAGATTGTGTGGCACATCCTGAATAAGACAGAGGACAACGTAGGTCTGATGTTCTTAGAGGAGTCAGTGCGGAAGTCTGCGCTGTCTATTATGTCGCTTGCGGCTAATCAACCACTGCATCTACCAGACTCAGATGCCACTGAGGAGGAGAAGCGTGATGCTTTTAGCAAAACTCTTGGGACTGATCGTATATATCTCTTTGACCACTTCGGTAGCACTAGCGTCGATAACATTATTAATCGTGTCCGATACCTTGCTAAAGGATTGGGGTGTAGTTATATATTCCTCGATCATATTAGTATCGTGGTTTCTGCTCAAGCCAGTGGCGACGAACGTAAAGCGATAGATGAGATCATGACTAAGCTCCGCATGTTGGTACAAGAGACAGGTATATGTCTTATCTGTGTCTCACATCTCAAACGTCCTGAAGGTAAGGGACATGAGGAAGGGACAGCTACATCACTGGCACAGTTGCGTGGCTCTGGTTCTATCGCA